ACCATTCTCAATAGCAGCTTTACCAATTGTTTTTGCAACAGAGTGAACAACCTTTGCTTTTTCCCAGCTATCTTCTACTTTTTCATTATCACAACCTGCAAAACAAATAGCCATAAAACCTGCAACCACCATCAACATTAATAATTTTCTCATCGAAATTCCCCTTTAAAAGTTATAATTTTTTCATCACTTACGGACTCTTTACCATCAGCAAAAGATTTATCTCCATACTTCACAACAGCAACAAAATATTTTGTAGCTCTTAAAAGTCTAGGGATAGTAAGCCATCCACCTTCATTTAAGATTTTTGCTGTCATGTTATATAAGAACATCACATCAGTAAACATCTTGTCTAACCAAGTAACACCATACTTGTAACCAAAATCATGAGGGCAACAACCCTCATCTTTGATATTAAGACCATAAATAGTGTTTGGTATTAACTTACCACTTAAATCCAAATCGCTACCGCAACCATTACAATCTTTTTCAATGGCTTGAGCTTTATGTGCAAAAAATTCTTTTGGTGCATAAAATGGAAGTCTTTTCATTTATCCTCCTCGCTATTTTTTTCAATCAACCGAATCATAAGATAAAGTACACGAAGCTATCTATTAAGCTATTGCACTCACAAACTTCTTAGAAAAACTTCACTTTAACGATGCCTTGAAAACCTTTTATAATGGCACAAATAAAATTCAAGGATTTTTTGATGATTGGTGCTTTTGAAACTGCAATTACACAACAGCTAAATACAGATGAACTCAAAGCTCAGAAATATTTTGGAGAACTAATAGACCCTAAAAAGTTTCAATTCTCACAAAATGAACTTCCAATGATATATATAGACTATATTGGAAATGAGCCAAGTGATCTTATAAGAAAAAAGCACAAGTTCAATTTATATGTTGCTCACATTTCATTTTCAAAAAATGAAAAAACAAGAACCAAAAAACACCTAGAACTTTATGAACTATTAACAGAGATAGACAAGAGATTGTCAACAAACTCTTTTAGCAATAGTGAACCCATAGTTATAGGTAAAACTCAAAAAATATTTGATGCAGCTGTAGCTAGTGGATATCTCACTGTATTTAAAGAAGAGTTCACAGTAATCTTAAAAAATGAAGAGGAAACAAATGAATAAATCACTAGTCGCGTGTAATATTATCTTTGCACTAAGTCAAACTCAAGAGAACACACTCAATGAGATCAAACTTGCAGTAGTAGGAAGTTGGAAAGGTCATTCAAAAGGACCATTTGAACTAACACTTCAAGATTTAGAACAAATCAAAACAAACTTTGATAATGGGGAGGTAGATATTGTTGTCGATTTTGAACACGCTTCACTTTGGAACGAAAAAGCTCCAGCTACAGGTTGGGTAAAAGAGCTTTTTATCAAAGATGAAGAGTTGTGGGCAAAAGTAAAATGGATAGGTGACTCTCTAGAGCTTATTAAATCAGAACAATATAAATATGTAAGTCCTGTATTTAATAAGTCAACTATAGATCAAAAAAGTGGTGATGATTTAGGTTGGAGTTTACATAGTGTAGCTTTAACCAATAGACCTTTTTTAGAAGAGCTAGGAGAGGTTATAGCCAACAATAAACAAACCAAAAAAGAAGGAGAAACTGGTATGACACCTGAAGAGAAAGAAAGACTTGAAAATCTTGAAAAAGAAAACAAAGCTTTAAAAGATGAAAAAGCAGCTACTGAAGAAAAAAGAGTAGCAGATGAAGTGGATGGTGCAATCGCTGCTAAAAAAATCCATCCTGATCAAAAAGATGACCTGTTAGCTTTTGGGAAAGTAAACCCTGAGGGATTAACTAATTTGCTAACTAAAGCGAAAGTTATCTCGGCTAAACCTGAAGATGACTTATATCCAAACAGTCAACAAAACAACAATGCACCAAAATATGATGTATTAAAATTAGGAGGAATTGATAATGTTTAAGGGAACAAATGTAGAAAAAATAACAAAAGTAAAACAAAGTGACATCTTTTTACAAGTAGATCAAACTGTAGTTGGGACAGTAAATGTTCCAACTGCAGATGACTTTGAAGTTTTACCAATGGGAACATTACTTCATTCAGATGATGGTGGAATCACTTGGGATAGTTTAACAACACCAATTTATGTAGCTGGAGTGCATGCTCTTGATACTGAAGTATATCATGAGGGGCATATTTACAAAAGTACTGCTGCTGATAATGAAACAGTACCAGGTGCTGGAGATTGGGATGATTTAGGTGTATGGGATGCAAATGGTGTTCTATATATTGATATCACAGAAACAAGAAAAACAACTGTCGTAGTTACAGGAGCTTTAAAAGCGAAGTATCTAGGTGGATATGATGAGTTCTTACGAAAACAACTATTCCAAAACAAACTATTAATAAAAAACTAGGAGAGAGACAATGAATTTTAAAGACATTATGAAACTTTGGACTTTAGTTACTACACTTAAAGCCATTAACCAACTAAAAACAACAGGAAGTTTTATCTTTGATAAATATTTTAAAGCAAAAGGAAAACCTGTACTTGGAAACACAGCAACACTAAAAATCAAAAAAGGTGCTTCTATTGTTCTAAATGCAATTGCCCCTGGTGCTGATAGATTAGTAAAAGATACAAAAGATATTTATGAGCTAACTATCAAGCTTCCAAGATTTGGTTTAAGTGGTCAGATATTAGCACATGAGATTAATGAATTTGAATCATTAGAGGGTGAAGCTAAAGTTGAAACTGTATCTCAAAAGATAACTGAAATTTTATCAGAGCATAAAGAAGACTACATGACAACTATTGAATATATGGCAACAGGTGCCTTATTTGGTAAGGTTGTAGATGGAGAAGGAACTGTTTTATTAGAATTCAATACAACAGCAGACCCAGTTGAATACAAAGACAAAGATCATATTGCAGTTTTAGATGAGATAGATGAAGCTCTAGTTGATGAACTTGGGAAAGAAGTACCTTATGAAATCTTAGCAGATGCGACATTTATCACAAGATTAGCTGCAAAAGCAAAAGCAGCTAATGAGTTTGGAACAGGTGGACAAGCTTCATGGTTAGATGAAGATGGGAAAAGAGTACTTGTTTATAATTCTAAAAGATATATCCCATTTAGAGCTTCATGGATTGATGAAAATGGAGATAAACAAGCTTTTATTAAAGAGGGTGAAGCTGTTGTTATTCCATTAAGTGCAGATGTATTCCAACACATTTATGGAAGAGCTGATCATGTAGAAGCAATGACTGTTGCTCCTAAACTTTTCTTTGCCTCAAAACCATATCCACTTGAAAAAGGAAAAGGTTGGGGAATTGAAACAGAATCAAAAATGATTCCATACTGTGTAAGACCAGGTGCATTAATTAAACTGAAATACTCAGCTTAATAGCAAAAAACCAAAAAAGCTCATATTTTGATTATATGGGCTTTTTAAGCATTAGACGACAAATCTATCGTTTAAAAATAGTTAAGAGTTTTTAAACACATTTTAAACGGCAAGAAAAAAGGATTACAAGTGATAGACAACCAAGATTTACTAAAAGAGATAAGTGAGCAACAATTACAAGAGTTATCAGATATAAATGGTACAGGTGAAATAGATCAAACTGTAATTGATGATGCCCTTAATGATGCAATCTCTTTTATTGAGTCTTTTATCATCCTACCATCAAATCCAACACCACTTCTAAAAAAAATCACAGTAGATCTAACTATCTATGAACTCAAAAGAAAAAATGGTTTTACAAGTGATGCAGATAAAGAGTTGAAAAAAGAAAATGAAAGCTACCTCAATAAAATGAGTAATGGAAGATTAAAAACAGAGATCATCAACAACCAAACAGCTTCAGTTCCAACTGAAAACAAATCATTCGCTTTTAGACATAGAAATAAAAGAAGAGTCAACACAAAAGGTTTTAGATAATGGCAAAACTAACCAATGCAGATAGAAACAGAATCTTAGCACGAAGCTTATTTGTAGATGCAAATAAATCATTTAATAATATAGCAGAAACATTGGGCGTATCAGATAAAACAATAGGCAACTACCAATCAAAAGATAAAGCTGAAGGTTTTGATTGGTTAACCCTTCGAGCAAGTAAGCACATTTCAAAAGCAAATGATACAAAAGAAAATATGTATTCAATGTTCACAGGATATATGTTTGATAGCTTAAAAGAGATTAGAGAAAATGAAGATTTAAGCCCAGCACAGAAAACAGAAGCAATTGCTTCTCTTGGAGATAGTTTCTCAAAGATGGGTAAAATAGCACGACAAGAAGATCCTGAAGCTTATAAATTAGGTATCATTAAATATACAATCAAAACTCTTATTTTTCACATTAAAGACATTATACCAGCTGAACACATGGATACCATAGTATCTAAAATTTATGATATAGATGAGGAATTAACAAATGCCTTTATTTGATAAAGATGAACTTCTAGACCTTATTAATGGTATAGAAGAAGAGGCAATCACACAAGGCAATAGTAAATCAAAAGCGAAAAAGATTACTAAAAAAGCTTTTCAAAATTGGTTAAATGAATTTACTTTTTCTTTAAGGGAACAAATAAGAGCTAATGAAGTTTTAGATCCTAATCAAAAAGATTTTAGAGTTCAAAAACAAAAAGAAGATTTTGACTTTTTTAGAAAAACTTACTTTCCTCACTATTTTACTCTTGAGGGAAAATCAGCATTACAAGAAGATCTAGAACAAACATATTACAAAATTGTAAATCCTAAAAAACTCTTTCCATTGAGTTTTGCTAAAGCAGCTCCAAGAGCAAACGGTAAGTCTACAGATGCATCTTTGGCATTTCCTATATGGTGTATCGTAAATGATTTTAAACATTTTATAACCATTTTTTCTGATGCCATAGAACTTACTGAAACTCTTATTGAATCTATCAAAGTAGAATTAGAAGATAATCCTCAGTTATTAGCAGACTTTCCTCATGCCACAGGTAAAACAAAGAACTGGAAGATTGGAGATGTTGTTACTAAAAATAATATTCGTTTAAAAGGTTATGGTTCAAAAAAGAAAGTAAGAGGGGTAAAGCATGGAGCATATAGAGTTGACTTATCTATTATAGATGACCTAGAAAATGATGACAATGTAAGAAGTAGAAGATTTAGAGATAAACTAGAAGATTGGTTAGATGAAGCAGTTGAAAATCTAGGTGGTGCAAATGGTACTATGGATATTTTATATATAGGTACCATCTTACATAGAGATTCAGTACTTGCAAGAAAACTCAAGCTAAAGTTTTGGCATCCCTCAATATTTAGAACACTTATATCTTATCCATCAAATATGGAACTATGGGAAGAGTACGGAAGTATTTTTAAGAATGTTGGAGTAGATGAAGCTCATAATTATTACATGGAGAATAAAGCTCTAATGGATGAGGGAGCTGTAAGACTTTGGGATGCAATAAGCTTAGAATACATCATGCAAAAAAGAGCTAAGAATAATAAAGCTTTTCAAAAAGAGCAGCAAAACAATCCAAATAGTGAAAACCAAAAGTTTGACTCAAGTAAATTTAAAAAGATATCTCATACTCAAATGCCAAAGTTAGATAAGAAGTTCTTAATAGTTGATGCAAAAGGGGACTCAGATGAAGGTGACTTTTGTGGATTCTTAGCTGGGGGTTTATGTTATGCAGACCAAAAACTTTATGTCTTTTACTCAAAAGAAGCAAGAATAAAAGGGAAACCTGTTGTTACAGAGGTGATTAAACTTTTAAAAACTATAAATCCTGATGTTTTAAGTGGAGATAAAAATGGTGGTTTTTATATGCTAAGGGACTGGATAAAAGATGCTTGTTTTAATGAAAATGTAACCCAACCTTTGATGCGTTTTATACATTGGACTGAAAATAAAGAAGACCGTATGGGAGAACTAGAGTTCCCTATAGATGATGGGGATATTGTATTTGTTGGAGATCACCCTGAACTTTTTAATCAAATGGATGATTTTCCTGAAGCAGAGCATGATGATTTACATGACCCATTATCAACTCTATATAAACTAAGCCGTCAAAGAAGATTAAAAAAAGATGCACAAGGTGGTGGCAAAAGAACCAACACAAGAGGTGGAGGCAAACGACACCAAAGACCAAGCAGAAATACAAGAGGTAGAAGATGATAAGTTTTAAAAATCCATTTAAAAGAAATACAACAGTAGCAAACAGTAAAGAGACAAAAAAAGAAAAAAGAGAGCTAGTAAGACTTAGTTCCAAACATCAAGATATTCTTACAACTTTATTCTCTCTTCCTGTTAGTCCTGATTGGTTAACCGATGAAGAGATAGATAAAATCAACAGAGACTCAACAGTTACTTCATCTATAGGAAGTAGAAAAGCTGCTACATTAAAAAAAGAGATTCTTATTAGTTGTGACGATGAGTTCATCAAAGAGAGCTTAGAGGCTATCTTTGATTATGATACTTTAGATTCTATTTTAGATACACCATACCAGGGATTTAGTGTCTTTGAATTGAACTGGTCACAGAAAGATGATTTCAACTTCTATCCAAAATTAGTAGAGCGAAACTACAAAGAGTTTCAACTCCACAAAGATGTTTTAAAATTTGCTGGAAATGGACTAGCTGAAGATATCGCACCTTTTAAAGCAATACATGCAACCTATAAAGCAAAATATAACAAGCTCTATGGTCAGCCTATATATGCACCTTTATTTTGGCTCATAGAGTTCAAAAATGCCTCTTTGGAGTTTTGGATTGAATTACTTGAGAGATTTGGTACACCTTGGGTTATAGGTAAAACAGAAGGGAACAAAGATGATCTAGCAGATGAAATTTACAATATGCTTGGTGGAGATGGTGCAGTTCTTGATACAGAAGATTCAATCGATCTTAAAACAATTTCAAGTTCAGACAAAGCAAACTTCAAAGAGATCATTGAGTATATAGATGACCAAATAAGACAGCTTATCTTAGGTGGAAATCTCACATCAAATGTAAAAGGTGGCTCTCAAGCAGCTGCTACTGTACACAATGAGATTAGAGAAGATTTAGCCAAAGCAGATGAAAACATAGTAAACAAAATCATCAAAGAGATCATTAAGAACTTCAAAGAGTTAAACCATATAGATATTAAGATTACAGGAAGATTAAAAGATATAGATGAACCAAACAAAGAACTAGCAGATAGAGATAAAGTAATCCACGATATGGGGTATCAGCCAACTCAAGAGTATGTTGAAACAACATACAATATAAAAGTTCAGCCAATTCAAAAAGAGAATAACATCATACCAAATAGTAAGTTACTTTCATTTTCAAAGACTCTACCTCAAGATGAGTTAGAGCTTCAAAGTAACTCTATAGATACTATAAATCCACTCATTTTTCAAAATCAAATTTTAAAAATAGTACAAAACAGTTCTAGCTATGAGGAGCTACAAGGGAAGCTTTTAGATATATATCCAAATATCAACACAGATGATTTAGAAGATTTGCTTTTTAGAAATCTTGCAAATAGTGATATACAAGCAAGAG